CATACAAATCAAAGGCAGGTGCATCCTCTTCTTTAAACCCAAACGATTTTGCAATCCAATCTATTGCTTTTGATATAGGTTGAAAGATTAGAAAATCGTATAGACCATCTTTTCCGTATATACCTTCAAATAAAGTTTGTATTGCTGTTACAGGATCTGTAAATAATGTTTTGAACCAATCTATAGCCAATGTGACCTTATCGAATATGTCGCTAACAATACCTTTAAACAGGTCTGTAAACGAAAACTCTTTAATGCTTTCTTCTGTGTCTGGTGTTATGAGTCCAACTTTTGCCAGTAACCAAGCTGTGGCATCTTTGACCAGATCTAATGGTATTGTTATGAGACTTGTGAAGAACCCAGTGATTGCACCTTCGAGTCCACCAATAATACCACCTTCCTTATATCCTTCTATGGCTTGAGTAATCGTTTCCCATGCAGTTTGAATAATTGCAATAGGCGCAAATACCTTACCAACAACACTTGCTATTCTAGGAATGATGCCGCCAAGTCTAGCTATCTTTGTTGAAATGCTACCAAACCAAAAACGAAGCTTGCTTGCAATAGATCCAATCGTCGCCGTGCGACCTCCGCCACCTGATGAAAGCATATCAGCAACTGCCGTGAAGGGCGCTATAAGTGCTCCCAAGGATGTGCTCACTCTGGTGAATAGAGGAGTAATCTTGGCAATCGCTTTTCCTAAGTTAGATTCGGGACTTATAACAAACTTGGCTTTTACATTATCAAAGAAGTTGCCTAGAATGGTGGCGAGACCACTGATCCTAGTAGAAACTCCAGATCTAATATTATTAATCGCTCTTGTCCAACTAGCTTTTAACTCATCAATAGATTTTGTAATTCCTCCTAACCCTCCAGGAGAGGCTGCTTTTATGAAAGCTTGAATGGCTTTAACTTGGCCTACAATCAATCCAAGACCTACCCCAAAGGAAGCCCCAATCGCAGCCACGGTTTTACCTATCAATCCTAAACTACCAATAAATGGCATTAATGGAAACGAGTTGTTGCCAGGTGGGGGGTTAGATCCTGAACCTTGATCAGAGCCTTGTGGACCACCGCCACGTTCTCGCTGGTTTTCTAAAAGATCCCCAGCCATTGCTTTTTGGATATCCAAGAACTTTTGAAGTGCTTTCTCGGTGTCAAAGGTATTTTTCTCAATACTATTCAGACGTTCGTTATTTTCTTTGAGACTGATAACGACTTCGTTTAGGGTTGCTTGTGCCATGTTAGTTTCGTGCCTCTTTCTGGCGTTGTTCTTCTTCCTTCAAATATTGTATCAATAGTGCGAGATAAACCTCTCGTTCCCATGGTATCATTTCGTCTATCTCACTCAATGAATATTTGTGGTGTTGCATCAAGCTGAATGAGGTCTGGTAATAAGTACTCAGATCGTTATGAGATAGACATACTAGAAAAAACTTGCCATTCCCTCCAGTGTTTTGTTATTTGCTTCACCACAATGCTCACAAGCAAACTCAACGTCGTGAGTAAGTTTTGGCATTGATTCTATAAATTTTTGAATCTTGTCAAACTGTTCTTTGTTCATAGAATCGATAAAAGACTCGATCTCTTCATCAGATTCTTCTTGCATGTTAATCCGCTCATCTTCAGTGATAACTGCTGCCAAAGATTTGTTTAATACGTGAAAGGCAACCTTGGCATCCCCAGTATCTTGAGAAGGCAAATCAGCAATATCCATATAGCTAGGCCATTTCATCTCAAGTGTAATGTCGTCAGTAAGTTCAATGAACGAATCCTTTTCGGGCGGTACTTCCATAACAAGTTCGTCCAAATTAATTTGTACTTCGTTTTGTTCTTTACAGTGACTACACTCAACAGCAATATTGGCAGATTCACCAACAGATTTTGCTCTTAGCTGGGTGAACATATATTCCACATCAAAAACAGTGAGTTTTGATTTGGAAACTCCACCATCAACACAAGCATCAAGAGTGTCTACAACAGCATGTAGAATATCCTTTGGATTTTCCGATTCTTGTGCAATCATTAAAACTTTTTCTTCCTTCACCAAAAATGGTCGAAACCTCACTCCTTCTTTTGTTGAAGGGATTTTCATTTCATATTTTGGTTTATCATTTAGCTTTGGTAGAGCCATTTCATTTTTTCCTTATAATATAGTTATTATTAATATGGTCCAGACGTTCCAGTACGACGAACACTAGGGGGTGGATTGTTTGGATATGTTGCTGTAACTGGTTTTGTTACATTGGTTGGTCTTGATTTCGGTCTCACTGATGTTGCTGGTGCACCACTTGCACTTGGAATAAGAGTATTGGTAACTGTCGGTCTCGATGGAGTAAAGTTAGATCTCCAGTTTTTATACGAAAGTTGGATCTGTAACTGCATCACATCTTGTGCAAATATGTTTCCAAGTTCAACTGCACTCATAGTAGTACAAAATGCCTTTTCTAATGTACACTCATAGACAACTGCCTCTCTAAAGATTGGTAGATCGATATCTAACTCACCTTGTGCAAGATCAAGAGATCCTATCTTTGGTAGTCTGTTTTGTATTTCTGCTGGTAGTATAGGCAATCCTAAAGGTGTATTATATATCGGTAATGAAAACCCTTTTTTTAGTTGCTGGATTTTAACATCAAATGTATACTCATTATGGTAGTTTGGTTCTAGAGTGTTTGGATCTAGTGCAAGTGCTTGCCATGATTCAAAATAGTTTTTTATACCATAATCATTGAGAAGCAAGAACGTCATGTTTACATCGTCATATGCTTGGTCATATGCGACCTTCTGCATTATCGTACCAATTTTTCTTTCTTGTGTCATGATCTGACGACCTGGCAGGTTTACATTAGAACACAATAGATTTATTTCTCTGCTTGTGGCACCTGGCATAGACGGTAAAAATACTCTGTAGATATTACCTTTTGCTATACCACTACTCTTTGATACCAAACCTTTGAGATCTTCAATTCTAGCCATTGATCTTCATCCTTGAATCTTTGTAGATATTTGATTTGGAACTCTTCTCAAAATCTGCGGTTGGTAGAAATGTTGCTATTTCCCATTCGGGTGCTTCGACATTAGCAAAACGTGATCTCACATGATCGTTAAGATAGTGTTTGTAGCAAGCCTTAAAATATTTCAACTTAGCTGCTCTTTGCAACATGCTATAGTTGACTTGAAACTTTGTCGTCTCGTCGTATCTCTTATTGTTCATGGTGTCCATAAGACCATCGAGAAACTTGGCTCTCAGTGTTGGGGGCAGATAGTGCAAGTTCAGCCCATAGAATCCACCCTCGGCTGGACCGACCATAATGATGAGTGGAAACCTATCATAGTATGGCAAAGTCTTCTTGTGCTTTGGATCATAGTAGAACATGTACATCTTACCTGCACCTACTCGGTTTTTCAAGTTAACTTGCTCATCTCTCATGAGTGATGCTCTGTTGATAGATCTCATATTAGCCACACGCCTACGAAACCACGCTTGAGACTCTTTAGTTCTCGGTGTGATTCCCTTGCGGAATGCTTCCATTTCTAGTTTATTAAAGAGATTACTCATCTATGGTTCCTATTTTTCATAATGTTATTTATATCATTTTTTCACCTTTTTTCTTTTAAAAGGCTTCAAAGGCTTAGTAGACTTTGGTTTGATACCCATACTCTCAAGAGTATTCTCAGTCCATATCACAAACTCCCAGTTACGATCTTTTGCGTACCTCTTGGCTGCTTTCCATTTATTGACATTTTTTACGTAGGTTAAACCTTCGTTGATGTATCTCTTGGTCTTCTTGCCAGGATTTACAGGGGGCTTGGTTTCTTTGTCTGGCTTTATCTCAATAAGTACAGTCTTTCCTGAGATAAAGGTTACCTTTAAATCAACAAAGTATCTATGGTATTTTTTATCGACTTCGTAATAGTATGGAACTACTACTTCCTCGGAACTCCATGCTTTGATTTCAGAATTTTCGTCGCACCACTTGAAGCACCACTTCTCCCACATAGATCGGTACACTACCTTGGTATGATCTCCTTGATACTTCTTGGGGTTCTTAACAGTATATTTTCCAGAATAAGCCATGATTTCCAATATAAATAACAACAACAGATCACATATTTATAAGGTAAGACATGGCAAATACATTGAGATATCCCTATGAAGACCCAGATGATTACAAGGGAACAATCGTTTTTAAGGTTGTGAATGAAGATGCTATACGTCAAGCGGCTGTGTCTGCAATAGAAGCATCTGCCTCTGCTGTTTATAATATAGGAAGTGGCGAATATGATGCGGCTGTAGAATTGCTAGAGAATGTTCAACGTAGTGCAGTATTAGCAGATCGTATAGATCCGCAAAAATTGAAAGAATCGCAAGATATAGTGGCTACTTTCAAAGACGTAAGAAACCCATCCAGAGATGTTGGCGTAACCTCTATTGAGGATGATTTAAATCTACCGACTAAAAACACTGCTGAATGCCCATATGTACAACTATATTTACCTACGGCGTTTCAGCTTCAAGATGCAGTTGAATTCGAAAACTTTGAGTTAGGAAGAGTAGGGGCTGTAGCAGAAAAACTAATCACAGACGGTGTAGGATTAGGTAGTGCTGCCTTTAATGCCGCTGCCGCAGGTCTAGAAGCGTTTAAGAATGCTCCATCCGCTCTAACAAAACAAATAGATTTATCAGATCCAGCAGCAGGTCTTATAGGACAAAGTGTAGCAAAAAAAGTCGGTCTCGGTAAGCTTGGTTACGGAGAAGAACTTAGTGGTGCAGTTAGGAGTGTTACAGGCACTCAGTTCAATCCTAATACAAGAGCATTGTTTAAGTCTGTGCCTTTGAGAAGTTTTAACTTCAACTTCGTGATGGTTCCTACTAGTAAGGCAGAAGCAGAACAAGCAAAACGTATAGTAAGGCATTTTAGAGAGGAGTTATATCCGACAGGACTAGATATGGCTGGTATCAACTATGGGTACAAGTTTCCTAACAGATTCGTTATTGAGACCAAGTACAACGATGTCACAATAGCTGGACTTAAATTTTTGCCAGCATATTTAACTGGAGTTTCCACTACATATAACACGCAAGGTATGGGTATGCATTCGGATGGTAACTTTTCGTCAACTTCGATTACCCTTAACTTCACAGAGTCTAAAGCACTCATGAAACAACACATACAGGCGGATTTCTAATGTCAAACTTTTTTAGAAACTTCCCAATTATAACATATACCTTTGGTAATGAAACAGATAGGGTTTTATTTGAAAATATTTCTGTCTATATCAAGATCATTGATAAACTAAAAGATAATATTGCTTTCTATGAAACCGAGTTTATTAATGATTTTGAAAGACCAGATACGCTATCAAATAAGTTGTATGGCACAACTGATTATTATTGGACGTTCTATTACTTGAATGATGATGTAAGAGAATCTGGATGGCCTCTTGCTGAACTGGAAATACAAGAGAAACTCAAAGCAGACTATCCACACAGAACCATTGTCACTCAGACTCCTATAGCATCTGCAATCAAAGTAGGCGATACTGTGGTAGGGCAGACATCTGGCTCTACAGGAACAGTCATAAAAAAGTTTATTGATCTTGGTCAAGTAGTGGTAAAATGTCCAGATAACTTTGCAGTGGGTGAACTCGTTGTGCCAAACAATCGGATTGCCGATACTATCACAGTTTCCAGTGAGGGGGTTCAGTACGACTCTGTTCATCATTACGAGAACTCTTCTGGAGAATATGTGGATATAGATCCATTGAGTCCTTCTCTTGGTGGGCTTACACCTATCACATACTCGAATAGAGTGTATGCCAAGAATGATGCTTTGAGAGAAATAAAGGTTATGAAACCAAACGTAGCTGCTCAAGTCCAAGCTGAATATAATAGACTATTGAAAGGTTAGCATATGTCGCTTCGACCATCCCCTGCGATTCAATCGGCATCTGATTATAATCTCGATCAACTAGTCTACATGCCTAACGGTAGAGAGAGTGACAGATCTAATGTAAAACTTGGCAAGTCTGTGTTTCAAGTTGATATATATGAACACTTGGACAGACCTTTTCTATCAGGTCAGATTATTATTAAAGATGATATCAAGCTATATGATACTCTTTTTAATGTGAATGGCACCGAAAGACTTTTACTCATATTTTCTGATGCTGAAAATAACAACCCCATCAGCAAAAGGTTTGTGCTTCGTAAAATATCAGCTACAAGAAAGACGGATGAAACATCTGAAGTTATTATTTTCGGTATTATTGATGAGACATATTTTTTAGA